AATTAAGCTTCGATAGGCAGCAACGGAAATATTAAGAATAAGGATGTGAATTTCAACTCCTTCTAAATTGTTCTTATTATCTATCATCCGTTGCTGTTTATTGTTTTTTGATTTATTCACATGATTTATCGTAAAATATACAATGGGTGATAAATTTGAAAAACATAAAGTGGAAAGATGTAATAACGGTTAGTATATCAATTATTTCGGTACTCATAGCTCTGTATAATTGGAATGATTTAAGGAATATGAAAACAAACTATGGTAAATCAGTTAATGAAATACTAGTCAACTCTAATAGACTAGCAATACAAGACTTAGATGTTCTATATGCTACTATTGAATCATCTAAAAATAAACCTGTTACCAGAAGTAATCTCAATATAATATTAGATAGCCTAGAGAAAAACTATGAAAAATTAAATGAAATCAAGTTGACTGATATTTCGAGTAAAGAACGCCTAACTTACCAATCATTTAGTAACGATTTATTCTATGATCATAATGCATTAAAGACTGAAATCGATAATGTAATAGAGATGAACAATGAGATAGAAAAGAGAATGAGCGATACTGAAAAAACAAAATTAGATAAAACTAAAAATTACTATGATCAGTTGTTTATATCTGATGAATCCCGAGAAGGTCTATTAGAAATAATAAAAGAGATTAGAAAAGACGCTCTCTGGAATATAGAACAATTAAAAAATAAAAAATTTATTTCACTTAGGTCGTTGGAAAAAGCTGATAGTGAATTTGCAGAAAAATACAATTTAACTAAATAATTAAAAAGGTGGGTGAAGAGAAATGATGGCGTTAATAATTTCAATTTTTGCGCTCTGTCTTAATGTCTATATGATTGGATTTAAAAATGGGCAAAATAAAAAATAGTAGCAGCCAAGAATAATTTTATAGTGTCACTGTGGCGGAAATAGAAGACGCAAAGGTGGAGGTAGGAAGCGTATGGCGCACTATCGGGACCTTGTACAAAACTAGAAAGGACTAGTACGTGTGTGGTGCGAGCCCTAGGGAGGAACAGGATAACCGCCTGTGTGTAGGTTGCTATTACATATTAGATCACTTCATTGAGTGGTCTTTTTATTTTATTTAAAAGGAGAATAATTATATGAAACAATATACCGCTAAAGATTTCGAGGAAATGAAGCGATTAAAGAAGGACTATGAAGAAGTTGATATGGAGCTAACTGTTGGAGTCATTCAACGAAGACTGCGGGTCGGATTAGAGACAGCAAAGGCTATTTACAATGATCTAAATGCTATTGAAGAGAAGAATGGCTAATGAGAAACTACTGGTATATATCGCTAACTAATGAATATCCTCGAACCATTGATGATTGTTCAGTGCGTGTTGTGCGTTCTGTCCAAATCAAAAAGAAGTACTCCATTGTTGAAATGACCAGAGAAGCTACGCCAAAAGAGATTGATAAATGCAAACTTCTTTATTGCGGTCATGGTTTCTATTCAGATAAACACATACAGGAAAATCTTTCAAAGTATGTGTAGATTACAAAACAAATGTTGCAAACAAGCGAGGTGGTGTCACATGTGAAGAAATACGAACTAGCTAAAGATGATTATGAAAAAGGGTTGAAGTATAGAGAAATAGCGGAAAAGTATGGTGTATCCATCAGCACAGTAAAGTCATGGAAATCCCGTTACTGGTCTCGAGAAAAGGTTGCAACCAAGAACGCAACTATTCCGAACAACAAAGGAGCGCCAGAGGACAACAAAAACGCTGTTACCCATGGCCTTTTTGCCAATTGGTTACCTTCTGAAACATTAGAAATTATGAATGAGGTTGCAACCTCTAAACCTGAGGATATATTATGGAATAATATCATGATCCAGTACACGGCTATTATCCGAGCACAGAAAATCATGTATGTTGATTATGAGGGTAGTTTGTCCAAAGAAGTTTCTAAGTGGTCCTCGAGTGATTCTGGAAGTTCAGAAGAATATGCTATTCAATATGCTTGGGACAAGCAAGCTAATTTCATGAATGCACAATCAAGGGCTATGAGCACGCTATCTAGCTTAATTAGACAATTTGTCTCTATAGCTGATGAACATGATGAACGTAGAAAGAAACTAGAATACATGGATGTACAAGTCAATTTAGCAAAAGCACAATTGAAGCAGTTAGATGATGGTTATGATTCGTCAGAAGAACAAACTGTAATTATTGATGACATTCCGTTAGTTGAAAGCGAGGCTGGTTCAAATGGCATTAATGGCCAAGAAACAAACTCAAATTAAGACTACGGACTTGATTAACCCGCATTTTTATAAAGTTTGGCATGCAAAGTGTCCTTATATTTTAATGAAGGGTGGACGTGGATCTTTTAAATCATCTGTTATCAGTTTGAAATTAGCAACAGAAATGAAGAAGCACACACAAGCTAAGCACAAAGTAAATGTTGTCTGCATGATGAGTCAGCACAAGTATTTAAGAGATGCTGTTTATGAACAAATCAAGTGGGCACTTTCAATGTTAGGCATTTCAAAAGAATATAAGTTTCGTACTTCCCCATTGCGCATCATTCATAAACGGACTGGATCTAAGTTCTACTTTTACGGCGTGGATGATCCGTTAAAACTCAAATCAAATGCAATCGGCGATGTTATCGCTCTATGGTATGAAGAAGCTGCAAACTTTGAAAGCGAAGAAGTATTTGACCAGACGAATGCAACCTTTATCCGTCAACGGTCGCCATGGGTAGATCAAGTACAAGTTTACTATTCATGGAATCCACCCAAGAATCCATATGATTGGGTTAATGAATGGGTAGAGAAATGCATACGCCTAGATGATCATTTAGTGGACCACTCGACTTATAAAGATGATGAGCTAGGTTTTACGGATCCTCAGCAATTAAAGCTGATAGAAACGTATAGAGAAAATGATGAAGATTACTATCGATGGCTTTACTTAGGCGAAGTGATTGGTCTGGGCACACTCATCTATAACATGGATCATTTCCATCCGCTTGATGAGTTACCAGATGATGATTACATCGTTCAGATTTGCTTTTCAATCGATAGTGGACACCAAATATCAGCGACTACCTGTGGTTGCTACGCTATTACCAAAAAGAAAAATGTCATTTTATTGGATACTTATTATTATTCTCCTGAAGGAAAAGTAAATAAGAAGGCACCTGATGAGCTTTCTAAAGATTTGCATGATTTTATTGAGCGATGTCAAATAAAATACAATAAGTATGCCTACAAAGTCACTATTGATTCGGCGGAAGGCGCTCTAAAAAATCAATACTATAAAGATTACAATGAGAGGTTTCATGCAGTGGCCAAAGCTAAAAAAGTGGATATGATCGATTATGTACAGAACCTCCTTGCACAAGGCAGGTTTTTTTATTTGGATACAGAAGCAAATCGAATATTTATTAAAGAGCATCGTGATTATCGATGGGATGAAGATACTTTACAATCTGATGATCCAAAAGTTATCAAAGTTGGTGACCATACATGTGACCAGTTCCAATATTTTGTACGTGATAATCTTCAAGACTTAGACCTGAAATGGTAGGTGAGAAAATGGGAGTATTCCAAACGATTAAAAGTATATTCAAGAGAGGAGTTGATAGCGTGAATATGAGTTATACTGGTCGTGATATTGCTAAGGTAACGGATCATCCTAAAATAGGGATTGATTCAAGAGAATACGATCGGATTGCAAGAAACTTTAGGTACTATTCCAATCTATTTCCTGATATACAATATCGTAATTCATACGGGAAAACACAGAAAAGAGAATTTAAGTCCCTAAATATCACCAAGACAGCTTCTAGACGGTTAGCGAGTATCATCTTTAATGAGAAGTGCAAAGTAGCACTAAAAGACAAGGAGGAGCAAGCAGAAGCTTCGAAAAGCATTCAATCAGCTGTAGAGTTCCTAGATAAAACACTTTATGACAACAATTTCTATAATCTGTTTGAAATGAACCTTGAAAAAGGTATTGCTGCAGGCGGTTTTGCTATGCGTCCTTACGTTGACGGTGACAAGATCAAAATTTCATGGATCCGTGCAGATCAATTTTATCCGTTACGCTCTAACACAAATGAAGTAAGTGAATGCGCCATTGCAACAAAGACCATTCAAACAGAAGGTGACGTGAATTACTACTATACGTTGCTAGAATTCCATGAATGGCAAGATGATAAGTATGTTATCAGTAATGAGCTTTATAAATCTGATAACGATAATATTGTTGGTAAACAAATTTCATTAGCGGTTCTTTATCCTGATTTAGCTGAAACAGTCACGTTAGAAGGATTGAAGAGACCGCTTTTTGCATACTTTAGAACACCTGGTGCGAATAACAAATCGTTAGAAAGCCCATTGGGCGCTGGTATTGTCGATAACTCAAAAGAGATACTTGATACGATTAATACAACTCATGATCAATTTGCTTGGGAAATACAATTAGGTCAACGCCGAGTAGTTGTGCCAGCAGAATTCCTCAAAACAGATGAAACACACCCACCAATGTTTGATACAGATCAGAACGTATTCGCTGGTGTATACGGCGCTGAGAATATCGGGGTCAAAGATATTACAACACCTATTCGAACAGTTCAATATAAGGACGCTATCAGTCATTTAATTAAAGAGTTCGAGGTGCAGGTTGGTTTGTCAGTGGGTTCGATGAACTATGCGGATGACGGCATTAAAACGGCCACTGAGATTGTTTCTAACAATTCCATGACTTATCAGACACGTTCAAGCTATTTGACTATGGTTGAAAAAGTTATCAATGAGCTTATTCATTCTATTTTTGAACTTGCAGGATACGGAGAAATGTTTGAAAGCGAGAAACCGCTATTCTCTATTGAATATGATAGTTATTTAGTAACAGTTAGTTTTGAGGATGGTCTATTTGTCGATCGTAACAAACAATTAGAAAATGATCTAAAGGCTGTAACTGCTGGCGTAATGCCTAAGAAACAGTTTCTTATCCGTAATTACAATCTAAACGAAGATGAATTAGAAGATTGGTTAGCTGCATTAAAAGATGAAATGCCAGAAGCGGGATCAACCGAACGGCGTAGTCAAGATGCCTTATTCGATTTAGGTGATTAATTATGATTACACCAGAAAAAATGCAAAAGGCCGCAAACTCAATTATCAATATCTATTCAGAACTGGAAGACCGAATCTTTAACATCATAATCAAAGCGTTAAAACAATCTCGTTTTCGAGATGTAGCTAAAGAAGATGTGCTTTTGTGGCAAGTAAATCAACTTTCTAAAATGGGTACATTAAACGATAAAGTCATTGATTTGTTAGCACGATATACAGGAGAGACTCAAGAAGCAATTGAGCAATTGATTAAGGGAAATGGTGTGAAAATCGTTGATGAAGTAGACCGTGAGCTTGAGCGAATGGTGCATAAAAGTATCCCAGTTTCAAATGAAATCAATCGTATTCTTGATTCATTAATCCGTCAAACTTTCCAAGACTTAAATAATAATGTCAATCAAACGCTGATCACTACTAATTTCAATGAGAATGCAGTCATGAGAGCTTATCAAGCAATTCTCAAACAATCAACCATCGAATCTATGACAGGTCTTAAAACGCATGAGAAAGCCGTAAAAGATAACGTCTACAAAATGGTAGATATGGGAATCAAATCAGGTTTCGTTGATAAAGCCGGTCGTGAATGGTCGATGGAAGCTTACTCGAGAACAGTGATTCAATCCACCTCACACAGAACGTTTAATGATCTTCGTTTGAAACGAATGGAGGACTTCGACTGTGTCACTGCATTAATGAGTAGTCATCCAGCAGCTCGCGAAGCCTGTGCGCCAATCCAAGGCGGATGGGTATTAACTGTGCCGAAAAATGAAGCGCCAGAAGAATTCAGACATCTACCCTCTATTTATGATCATGGATATGGTGAACCAGGAGGGACGCAAGGAATTAATTGCACACACATTCTTTACCCCGGGAGACCCGATGTGAATACAAATAATCAACCGCAATATGACCCAGAAAAAGCACAAGAAAATGCTGAAATACAACAAAAACAGCGTAAGCTTGAGCGTGATATTCGCTATCAGAAGAAACGTATGAATGCGGCGTTAGAATTGGAAGATCCCGAAACTGTCCAGATGTGCAAACAAGTGATTGCTAACAAACAGAAACAGTTAAGGGAGCTTATCAACGAACATGAGTTCTTAGTTCGTGATTACAGTAGAGAACAAGTACAAAGTTAATAGTTTTAGGCTTAGCAATCGCTAGTCTTTTTATTTTGCCCTGAATACGGCGTTAAACTGTTCAATCCATCGAGGGCGTAGCCTCGTTAAACAACGAAAGGATGAATGAAATGAAACGTGAAGAACTGAAAGAACTTGGCTTAACTGATGAACAGATTGGATCAATTATGGCTTTGCATGGTGTGACTGTGAACGAGTTGAATAGTCGTGTGTCTACCGCGGAACAACAGGCCACTCAATATCAAGAACAGTTAGAGAAAAACCAAAATGAGCTGAATGATTTCAAAGCAAATGCTAAAGGAAATGAAGATCTTACTAAGCAGTTAGAGGATTTACAATCTAGGTTTGATGAAATCAAGACGAGTTCTGAACAACAAATTGCTGATCTTAAAAAATCATCAGCGATTGACTTAGCTCTAACACAAGCCGGGGCTAAAAACATTAAGGCTGCTAAAGCCTTGCTAGACAGCGAATCATTGGAACTTACAGACGAGGGATTAAAAGGATTAGATGACCAACTGGCCGCGCTTAAAGAAAGCGACGGTTATTTATTTGGCCAATCTGAACAGGTTCCACCTAATCCCGATGGTAAGAAGGCTACCTTTTCTGGGAATGCTAGTTCTGGCCAGAATGTGGAAGAAGATGTGTTCGCTAAAGCATTAGGAGTTTTACCAAACAAAAATTAAATTTGGAGGGAATAAAATATGGCAATTAATTACATTACAAAAGACAATGGGATTTTCGATCAGAAGATCACTCAAGGATTGTTAACGACGATCTTAGGTATTCCACAAGTTGAATTTGTGAACGGTGGTAAATCATTTACATTAACGACTATTTCAACTTCTGGTTTGAAATACCATACACGTAACAAGGGATTCAACAGCGGTACTTATGGAAATGACAAAAAAGTTTACACAATGGGTCAAGATCGAGACGTTGAATTTTATATCGATAAACAAGACGTTGATGAAACGAATCAAGACTTAGCTGTAGCTAAAATTTCAAATGTATTTATCACTGAACACGTTCAACCAGAAATCGATGCGTATCGTTTTTCTACTTTAGCTTTAGGAGCAGGCAAGACTAAGGAAGAGACAATTACTGAGAAAAATGCTTACTCTGCAATTAAAGCTGCTATTTTACCAGCACGTAAATTCGGCCCGCAAAACCTAGTAGCGTTTGTATCAACAACGGTAATGGATGCATTAGAACGTTCTTCAGAATTCAACCGCAACATCACTAATCAAAACGTTGGGCAGACTGCTTTAGAATCCCGTGTTACTTCTCTTGACGGTGTGTTGTTAGTCGAGGTTTGGGACGACACTCGTTTTAAAACAAAATACAATTTTTCAGATGGATACGCTGCTGCCTCTGATGCACAAGACATCAATATCTTAGTTGTCGCTAAACAAGCAGTTATCCCCGTGGTTAAAGAAAACACCGTCTTCTTGTTTGCGCCAGGCGAACATTCACAAGGTGATGGCTACTTATATCAAAACCGCTTATACCACGACTGCTTTATCAAAGAACAACAAAAAGAAGGTGTATCTGTCTCTTTGGCCCCAAAAAGGATAGCCCCATCCGGCGTAACTTTGAATAAAACAACAGCTACGCTAACGGTGGGATCAACAGAAACATTGTCCGCTACTGTATCACCAGAAACGGCAACTGATAAATCAGTCAAATTTACCTCTAGCGATGAAACAATTGCAACAGTAACGCCAGTGCAAGGAAAGGTTACTGCTATTAAAGTAGGAGCTACGACGGTCACAGCGACAACCGTAAATGGTAGAACTGCTACGTGTGAAGTCACGGTAACCGCAGCAAGCGAAGGATAGCTACTAAACTATCTTTTTTAATTGAAAGGAGGCAGTTATGAGCTATCTTACGCACGATGAATATTTAAAATCAGGATTCAACAAAGTATCAGTTTCGGAGTTTGATGACTTAGAAAAATGTGCTGCACGTCAGCTTAATCGAGTGACAGGCGATTTTTACATGAGACATTCTTTAGCTGATGACACGTTCAAATATCGAGTGGATAAGTTCAAAATCGCAATGGCTGTCCAAATTGAATATTTGAAGTCAGTTGGAGTTACTTCGTTATCAGACTTACTAAATGCTTCCCCTTCAAGTGTCAGCGTTGGTCGTATGCGTATTGAATCTGGAAGCACGAATGCAGCAACAGTTGGCAGAACGATGGTTGCAACAGAGGCTTATAACGAGTTGATCTATACAGGACTTTTTTACAAGGGAGTTGACTATCGATGATTCCTTTAATGCCAAAAGAACTTTGTAACCAGTCAATTACTTTGAGGCTGCTAGATGGTCATGACAAATGGCAAAAACCTGTCTTTTCTGAACCAATCACGATTAATCATATGATCTTTCAACCTCAAACAGTGTACAGCGGTAGTAATAATAATCGGCAAGTGGTAGCCAACGCTATCGCTTTTTTGTTTGCTGGAGTATCTGATCCGATGCCAGTGATTAATAAAAATCATGTTGGGTCAAAGATTGACTTTGAAGGTGAAACTTACACTATCACGACGATCGTAGATAACCGCAATCCATACAGTAACGAAGTCTACTCGTATGAGTTGGAGGTGCTGTAATGCTCCATGTTAAGGTTGAAAAAAATGGCGTCGATCGTAAGTTGTCAGTGATGAACATCAATTCAGCACTGTACTATATGACTGCTCAGATGCATCCAGACATGAACCTATATGCGCCAAAACGGCAAGGACATTTAAGAGACAAATCATTTGTTAACAAGAACCGAATCACATATACCGTTCCTTACGCTAAACCTCAATTTAGAGGGATCGTCAATGGTAGTAGAGTTAAGAATTATACAACGCCAGGGACAAGCCGACGTTGGGACCTCAGAGCAAAAGCGAATCATATGGATAGTTGGCGTAGGGCATTTATCAAAGGAGGAAACTTGTAATGGATTTATGGGAACGATTATCTGACTCGATAGATTCTATTCAAGGCCTTCCAATGCCATGCTCGATGGGATTTCTAAACGGTGAAGATACACTTTGCGTTTATTCTATGCCGGGTAGCCGAACAGTAGAAGAATACTTTGACGGTACGAAAGAGCGTGAAATGCTCTATGAGGTCGGATTTAACACGAAAGACCAAGAAAAGGCCAATCAAACTCTTTGGCTCATATCAAATCATTTAGACGAACTCTCAACTCTGAAGTCAGAAGATGAGAGCTTCGTCTTTTTAGGTATCGAAATAAGTGAGACTCCTTTCGTAAGCGAACAGGACGTGCAAGGGAACTCAACTTATTTATTAGGTATCAAAATCACCATTCATCAATTCAAAAATTAGGAGGAAATTTAAATGGCAGAAAATAGTAAAGAATTTTTACTAAACTTTAAAAACAAATTGGAAATCGATACTTCAGGAAGTACAGATTTAGATCAAATCGCATCGGCTAGATTCGCACCATTAGCAGCAGGGATCACAACTATTACTCCGGCTGCAGCGGACACTACAGATGCATCCCATTACTACGATGGAGAAGGATTCGCTGATTCCACTGTAACTGGTAAAAATATCACGTTCCAAGTTGCGGGACACCGTGTATTTGGAGATCCAGCTCAAGATTATGTAGCGTCTAAATTCTTGTCAATCGGAGATGAATTACGCACGTTAGCACAATGGACTGATGCCAAAGGGAATAAGGTTCAAGCTGTTGTTACATTGACTGCTATTGTACCTTTCGGTGGTGCAGCTAATGCTAAACAAACGTTCAGCTTCACAATGACATTCAACGGCAAGCCAAAATCGGTAGCAGCGGGGGAGTAATTAGCCCTGAAAGCGTAGCGCTTAATAAAACAACGTTATCGCTTGCAATTGGGGCAAACGAAACCTTAACAGCTACCGTTTTACCGGTAGACGCAACAGATAAAACAGTGACATGGAAATCAAGCGATGCAACTATTGCAGGTGTTGATTCAAAAGGGAAAGTAACTGGTGTGAAAGCTGGAACAGCTGATATCACAGTGACGACTAAAACAGGTGGAAAAACCACCAAATGTACTGTAAAGGTTACTGAAGGTTAGCCAAATGGCTAGCCTTTTTATTTTTTAATAGGGGGAACATAAATGGCTATCAATAATGTAATTGATTTAGATGCAAAATTATCACTAACTAAATCCGTAAAAATTGCGGGCAAAGTATATGAAATCACTATTTCTGATGAGGTTGATCAAGCTTTGATGGATTTAACTAGTGTAGATGTCCCATCGCAATTAGAACACCTGACAGAAAAAGCAGAGAAATTGGAAGATTTAGAAGATAAATCAACTGATAAATATAAAGAGTTTATTCGCCTAGAAGTTGCTAAATTGAAAGATCGTTCAATCGCTGCACTAGATAAAGTGTTGGGAGAAGGAGAAGGAACCCGTGTATATAAGAGTTACGGAAATAGTACAAAGGCATTATTAACTGTCATTGGTTTATTGCAAAAAGAGTTGGGTGAATTGATGATTGAACGTAAAAAAACCGCTGATAACTATTACAAAAACAAACATAAAAAGAAGTGATATAGATGTTTGATTTGGTTGAGGATTTAGAAAATACACTAATCATTGAAGGAGAAGAATATAAATTTGACCTTTCCTTTGATGTGGTGATTAGATTCTATGAATTGCTAGAAGATAAAAATTTAAAATCATTTGAAAAAATTAATAAAGCTTTTGATTTGTTTTATTTTGATGCTAAAGCTCCCATTAGTGATTTTACTTTCGAACAGAAGCAAGCAGCAATCGAAGAAATAAGTAATTATATACAAAAATGTCCATACGGAAATAACAATAATGATCAGGAATCCGGAGATACTGTGCCGGAAAAACTTTATTCTTATTCTCAAGATGCTGGAGCAATTTATTCCTCATTTTTAGCAGATTACGGCATCGATTTATTAAAAGAAAAAGGACGAATGCACTTTATCACGTTCAAAAATCTTTTGTTTGGATTAAGCGAAAATACTCATTTTCAACGAATTTTATCTATTCGTTCTAGAAGTATTAATGGACTAGAAGGCGAGGCACTTACCAATCTATTAGAATTACAAGAATATTACGCTCTTGATTCAGAAAAAACAGTAAATAATCTAGACAATCAGTTAGGAAGTATGTTTGACATGCTAGCCGCCCAAGCAAAAAAGTAGAAAGGAGGTTAGAAAATGGCTGCAGATGCAACAATTAATATTGATGTTATGCTTTCTAATTTACCAAAATTTAAAACAGATGCTAATTTTATTGATGATTTGTTATCCAAATTAGGTGCCAATACTGGAAAACAGATGGATAATCAGTTTGCTATTGAAACAAAGGCAATCCAAGAAAAGGCAATCTCAACTAAGAAAAAAATAGATGATTCACTTGGGAAAACTACCAAAGTAAAACTAGCGGCAGATAATGCAGACATCAAAGAGAAATCTGGGGAAGCAAAAGAGCAAATAGCAAAAATCCCTGATAAAAAAAGCATCACTTATACAGCAGATACTACTCAAGCTAAAACAGAGACCAGAGAATTAGGCGAAACTGCAGAAAAAACTGAATCAAAATTTGTAAATTTAAAAGATAAACTTACTATTGGAGCAGTAGCGGGTGCGACTTCTCAAGCGGTTCAAGTTATTACAGGAAGCTTTACAGATTTAGTAGGAGAAGGTTTAGCAGCTTCTGATTCAATGGATAAATTCCGCTCTACTATGAAATTGGGTAGTTTTGGCGATGAAGAAATTGATAAAGCAGCAAAAGCAGTAAAAAAATATGCGGATGATACAGTTTATGATCTATCAGATGTTTCGAATACAACAGCACAGTTAGCAGCTAACGGCATTAAAAACTACACCGAGTTGACTCAAGCAGCCGGAAACTTAAATGCACAAGCCGGTGGTAATGCTGAAACGTTCAAATCTGTAGCAATGGTCATGACACAAACGGCAGGAGCGGGAAAATTAACAACAGAAAACTGGAATCAGTTGGCTGATGCCATTCCGGGCGCTTCTGGCGTACTTCAAGAAGCAATGAAGAAAAACGGTGCTTTTACTGGGAACTTCCGTGAAGCAATGGAAAAAGGCGAAATATCTGCTGATGAATTCAATACAGCCATTACTGAATTAGGTATGAATGATGGTGCGGTTAAAGCAGCTAAGTCTACTTCGACCTTTGAGGGTGCAGTTGGTAATTTACGAGCCAATGTTGTTTCTGGAATTATGGACATTATTAATCATTTAGGAAAAGATAACTTGACTGGCATGGTCAATAAGGCTTCTGATGCAGTGGTAGGTGTATTTCAACACATTGCAGATGTCTTTTTATATTTTCAAAAACATGAGGATACTATTACGAATATTTCCAATAATGTAAAAAAAATAGTTGGAGCCTTGTTCTCAGGGGCATGGGAAGAAGGTAAAGATTTACTTTTTGATGTCGGTAAAATGCTTGGATTAGTTGATGAAAATGCCCAAAGTGTTAAAGACCCCCTTGAATTAATTAACGAAATAATTGGGAAAATAGCCAAACATAAAGATGAAATAAAGCTCTTTGGCGAAGCACTGGTTATAATGTTTGCTGTTAAAAAAGGCTATGAATTCATTAAAATGTTAAAAGAAGCAAAAAAAACTTTAATGGAAATGACTGCTATTGAAACAATTACTGATTTTTTAGGCGGTGGAGGGTTCTCGTTTGGCAAAAAAGCAAGTACTAAAAATATAGGAAATGTGGGTGCTGAAATTGCTGAAACAATCTTACCAAAAGGTGGTAAAGGAGTCGCTACTATTGCTGATGATGCACTAGAGTCTGTTTCTAAACTAGGTGGGTTAGCAAAACTAAGTAAAGGAGTAAGCAAAGTGCTACCTTTTGCTGGGGTACTTGCCAGTGCAACTGAACTGTTGGGTAAAGGATCAGCTTCTTCAAAACTAGGGGCTTTTGGTGGTTCTTTAGGCGGAAGTGCGGCAGGAGCAGCTATTGGAACTGCTATTTTACCAGGAATTGGAACTGCAATTGGTGCAGGATTGGGTGGACTTGGCGGAACTGAATTAGGTAAAAATCTAGGGAAAGATATTGGCAAAGGATTTAAAAGCTATGCACCTAATTTAACGAACTTTTTGGGAGATATAGGGCATGATATAACTAAAAAATTTAGTAAAAATGTAGGATCAAATGCAAAAGAGCTTTCAAAAACTTACACCAAAGAGATGGAAAAACTTAATAAAATAGCTGTCAAAACACCAAAAGGCGATAAAGAATTAAAAAAACAGAAAGCCCAAACGACTGAAATATTCAAAGATATGTCAGACTCTATACAAAAATATTATAAAAAGAAAGAAAAATCATCTAAAAGTGATTATGATTATTTCGTCAAAAACGGGTTAATGACTCAAAAAGAAGCTGACAAAGCCCTAACTAAACAAAAGAGAAATGATGATAAACAGAAAAAGAATCATCAAAAAACTCTCGAGGATATGCAAGTTTATTCTGATAAGCATTATGCCAATTTGGAAAAAATTGAAAAAGGTGGTACCAAAGAACTCCAAGATATCGCAAAAAAATATGGAAAAGATAGCAAAAAGTACAAGAAAGAATTGAACAAAGAGTTAGAAGAAGAGCAAGAAAATTATGCGAAAAACATGAGCAAAGCGCAGTCTAAGCTGAACGAGCGAATTAGCAAAGAAACGAAAATAGCTTCAGGAAAACAGCTAGATATTTTGCAGGATTTGAAAGATCATAAGGGCAAACTCTCTCATGAAGAAATGAAAACTGCTATCTTAAATTCTAAAGAACAACGTGACACGATCATTAAAGATGCCAAAAAAACAGCAAATGATTCAATAAGTGCCGCTGATAAAAAATATAAAGAAACTGTTGAAAAAGCAGACAAAGAACGTTATGAAAATGGCACTATGTCCAAGAAGCAGTATGATGAGGTTGTGAAACAAGCAAAGAAAGAGCGAGATGATGCTGTCGCAGCTGCTACTGAGAAAAGGGATAAATCAATAAAGAAAGCCCAAGAAACTCATAAAGAAGTAGTAGATCAAGCAACCCAACAGGCCGGAGAACATAAAGGTGCTGTTGATGGTGAAACAGGTGAAGTTGTAGGCTCTTGGGATGAAATGAAAACAAACATGGGATCCATTGTTGAAGGTGTCGCACACGGTATTGGCCATTTGATACATGCATTGAACAAAGATTGGGGAAACGACCTTATTGAGTTCAAATTTGGTGCACATGCAAAAGGTTCTAGTGGATTGACCGAAGACGAAATTGCTCTGGTTGGGGAAGAAGGATTCGAGCTTGCTCATCATCCATCTAAAGGTATTTTCCCTGTTGGTGTTAGCGGTCCAGAAATTCGTCCTCTGCAAGCTGGTACTTCAATTTTACCCCATCATATGTCTAAAGAATTCTTGGCAATGACAAAGGGGCTACCCGCACACAAAGACGGTGTCTGGGGTACTATCACGAATATGTTTGATTGGGTTAAAGATAAAGCTAAAGATGTATGGTCTTTCGTTTCAGATGGTGCCGGCAAAGCTTATGATACGATTGCTGATAAACTCGGTGTCTCTGACTTTTTAGATAACCTTGGTGATTCAGCTGAATATAAAGTTGCTGCAGGTGGTATCTCCAATATAAAAGATAAGATCATCGAATACGCACAAAGTTTCTTTGATAAGTTCAACGAAGAAAATGGAGGCGGCAGTTTCGATGGTGCAATGGCAGATAATGTCTATAAATACTTAGTAGATATTGCAAACCAAGCCGTTAGGAAATTCGGTATGAGCGGGATTACTTCAGGTTACCGACCAGGAGATCCATATTGGCATGGGAAGCATCAAGCGATTGATATTGCTTATCCATCAAGTATGAATGGTTCAAGCAAATATTTTGATCCTGCAAACTGGGTATTTGAGAATTTTGCCGATAAAGTTGGGTATGTTATCACGCAGGGAAAAGTGCGTGATAGAACTGGACAATCGGGTCAACCAGCAACTGGTTCATGGGAACCATGGCCAGATAACGATCACTACGACCATTTGCATATCACTGGTAAATTAGGATCAGGAGATATTTTCAAAGCAGGAGGCGGTAGTTCTCCAGCTGGTTCAGGTGCTGAAAGATGGCGAAGCCAAGTAATTGAGGCTGCAAAAATGGTCGGATTTCCAACAGATAAAGGGCATATAGACAGAATCATTAGCCAGATTCAAACAGAATCAGGCGGAAATGAGAAAGCTGTTCAAGGTGGTTATACAGATATTAATACCATTACTGGAGACTTAGCAAAAGGACTGATGCAAACAATTAGTGCTACTTTCAATGCTTATAAGATGCCAGGTCATGGCAATATTTTTAATGGCTATGATAATATCCTAGCCGGCTTAAGATATATTATGGCTCGATATGGAACAGGTGCTGGCTTCTTTGCAAATATCGGAATGGGGCATGGTTATGCTGACGGTGGAGAAATAAATGGTCCTGAATTAGCATGGATTGGAGAAGACCCAGCTTATCCAAAAGAATTTATGATAAATCCTGCTAAATCTTCTGCAGATGACTTGATTATAAAAGCAATCCGCTCGAGGGAACAATTTAGACCTGCTTCAGCAAATAATGTATCAAGCAATTCGAGTGGATTTTTAACAAGCGAAATTTCAGAAAGTTCACTTCAGAAGCTGTCTCAAGCTTTCAATAATCGTCCAGTTGAGGTAATTAGTCATCTAGACGGTAAGAAAGTCAGCAAAAGCGTAGATGAATATACTGGTTCATCATTAGCAAGAAAACTATATATGAGAGGAAAGAATTTCAATGGAAGATAGAACATCTGTATTTCTCCAATTTAGTACAGGTAAATTTGACTTACTAGCAAATTACCGAATAAAAATCATTGATATAAAAATTGGGATGCCAGTACCTAAAAATGAATTTTCTTCTTATGCAGGTTCAGTAGGAAAAAAGCTGCTGACACACTCATTTGATTCTTTTCCTATTACTTTTGAATTTGATTATTTTGCAGATAATCTGAATGACCTTATTTTGACTGAAACAGAATTGAGAGAACTATTTAATAAAGAAGCTGAATACTACTTTATCTATACGAAAGAACCTGGTAAAAGATACCCAGTGATCGTTGAGAGTATGACTGTAACCAAAAAGGCATATTTTAAAGGAAATTGCGTTGTATCATTTTCTGCCTATAAAGGATATTCTGAATCGATGGCAACGACTTTATCTGATTTCAGTTTGGATGAGGATTGGCAGTTTTCTCAAGGTCTAGTTTCTGAAGACTTTAGTTATACGCACAATACTAGTTTCTTTAAGATTTTTAATGCTGGCAGTTTTGAAATTGATCCGAGAGAGTCAGATTTACGTATTACCCTAGAAGGAGAATCAGAAGGAAATGTGACTATTTTCAACAAGACCACAGGCGATCGTTTCATTTATTATCCTTCTCTCTCAACTAATTTAGGGCAGACGTTAGTTTTGGATGGTGTATACCCAAAATTGAATGGTGTAAGTTGTGGTATTGATACAAACCATGGACTAATCACTTTAGCTGAAGGGGTCAATGAAATCGAAATCCAAAATATTACTCGCGTGAAATCTTCATGGGATTTCTGTTTCTTATATAAGTAGGTGATTGAGTGACTGATTTAATTATTCGAAATTATGAACAAACCAAAGAAGAAATCCTTGTCGGTTATGACAAGGGTTCTTTTTATGAAAACTGGCAACAAAATGAAACGTGGGAGATTGGCTTTACCGTTACCAGCAATTCGTTGAATCAAGAAGTATTTGATTTAGTCGAATACGAGTCTTCTGTTTTCTACAACGGACAGGAATTTGTGATCAAAGAAATGACTAGCAAAGCACTTGGACAGTTGCTGACGAAACAAGTAGTTGCGACACATATCTATTACACCGTTCAAGATGGCTATCAGTACAACACAGTGACAGGGTCGAGATCTATTAGTCAGTTACTCACTCATGTATTTAGTGCAGGTAGTCGTGGCTTTTCATGGGAAGTCATTGATCCAAACAAGAAATTCCTTACAGTCGAACAAGAAAACTTTGGTAATGCGAATTACTTGAAGCTGATCAATGAGATTCTGTCTGACTATAATGCAGTCGTGATTCCGAATAATAAACATCTAACTTTCTATCCTGCCAGTGAGTACGGCCAGCGGACGGAAGAACAGATTCGCTATAAATACAATACAGATGAAGTGTCATTCGATATTGATACGTACAGTCTAAAGACACAAATCAAAGGCTATGGAAAATTGAAGGATGGTGCAAATACTGAGGATCCTAAAGATAGTGACTATGTATTTACTCCCATCACTTACACAAGCCCTGAATCACAGAAGTGGGGAATCAGGATACAAGATCCTGTTAAAGACGAACGGTATACCGTATCAGGGAACATGCTCGAGCGGTTAAAGACAGACTTGCAAGACTATCCAAGTATTTCGGGATCTGTAACGTTGAAATGGAAAATCAGTCCCAACAAAGGCGATCACGTCCCATTCATTTATGAACCTTTGAATATCAATACGTACATTCAAGTGGTAGGAATCAAGACGTATCCAGCGATACCAAATAAGCCACCAGAAATCACATTGAGCAACACAAAGAAAACAATGACGTCGATACTCGCTGAAATGGCGAAGAAAGGAGTGGTTTGATGGGATTATTAAAATTAATTAGTAATCGTATTTCTGCAGAATGGAAAGAGAAATTTAATAAAAATATTGACTATCTCAATGATCTTGAAAAGAAATTGTCTGATCAAGACAAATCAACAAACAGTCGTATAGATAATCTCGTGCTTCATTCAGGCGGTGATTCTCCTAACGAAGTAGTGGATGCTCGGGTGAATCACAAAGGCGAAACATTCGCTACGTTACAAGGAAGACTGACAGACACCGAAAAAAAAGTTTCTGAAAGTGTCTCTACCCTAGAAAAAAATCAAGCTGATATAAAAGCACAAGTCGCTCAATTAAACAATAGTGTAGAAACAATCATTGGTGGTAGTGCTGACTGGATAAATCTTTATGTTTCAGCTGATTTGGGAAGCGACCAAATTGGAGATGGATCAGAAGAAAAACCATTTGCGACAATTCAGATGGCTGTAAATCAGATCCCGTTAGTTTCTATTCCTGGAATTAGAATTTGGGTAGATGATGGTGTTTATTTGGAAGATGTTTTCATAAGAAATGTTAGTGCTACTACTATTCATATTGGCCCTAAAAATGATACATCTGTAATTGATCCATCAAAATCAGATATGCCAGTAAAACTTCGCAGTCTTGCATTTTATCAATGTAAAGGTTTTTTCAAGGTCACAGGTCTTCAATTTGTAGATACTATAAATGCACCCAAAAATAGTGGATTAATATATAGTCTGATGTTGCTACAAGGAGGATATCTTTCTGTCGATAAGTGTAAATTTGCTGAGGATAACAGAAATTTAACCAGCGCAGCGATTTATACAGAAGGGTTGTCTGCTTCTAACGTCTACAATACTTGCTATTTTTATAGACAAAATATTGTAGTTTATGCCAATTTAATGTCACAAGTTCTTATATCACAACAAACAAGCGGCAAAGAAAACACAACAGGTGCTAGGAGTAAGGATGCAATCATTCGTGGGAAATTCTCAGTGGGTTTTGCTGATAAAAATGAAGATGTTAAAGATCTTGGCTTAATCATTACTAAAGGGACGGTGTTGTCCTGATGGCGTTTAAAATTAATGAATCGATTATTGTAATTCAAGCAGAAGCCACTAGTCCAAACAGGACGAATGTTGTTTTTTGGTCGCATGATCGAGGAACAGCTAAGCTTCGAATGAAGTTAGTTCGGAAAAACGGCATCCCTCAAAGCTTACCCGAAGGGACAACTGTTCCGATTCGCTTGATGTTCAAATCTGCAACGGCAGAAGGTGGTTATGGTAAACATGACTATCTAGCGACAATTGAAGATCCTGTGAATGGGATTGTTTCTATTGTGTTAGAGGATAATATACTGGGATACGTAGGCACCGTAGAAGGTAGCGTATATATTGATTTTCCAAACGACCGCTCGTTAGATACAGCTGGTCGTTTTACTTTTTATATCAAACGCAGTCCAATTGATGATAGTACGCCAGAGCTGGAAGATTATTATTTCAATGGTTTCAGTCAGACTATTGATAAAATCGAAAAAATTCTAGCTGATGGAAAGCAAGAGATTGAACAGAAAATTACGGAATCTGAAACGCAGATTGATGCGAAATTAAAAGGTACAAACGACAAAATCACGAAAGCCAATCAAGATGTCGCAACTATCAATACGAATATTGATAAAGCAAATGATCGTATTGATCAAACGAACCAGCAAATAAGTGATCTCGGAAAGCTGAAAAAGATGTACTCCAACAGCATCGATTTCGGGAACTATGATTATAGTGGAAATCCTAATTTGTTAAGTAAGCTATCATACGACTTAATTGAAAATCAAAATACTTCAGCTGGAACACTTTCTAAAGGTGAAAACTCGTTTAAATATAATAAGATATCAGCTGAAGTGGAAGGTGGAGTAGAGCTATATTATAAACGAAGAGGTATAGCTAACTGGCTACCATCTAATAAAACGCTTGTAATGACTGTTAAGCTTAGAGCTGGAGCGGACTATAGTCCAGTTGACGGAAAACTTATACTGATTAGATATAGGTATGTTGACAGTGGAACTGGCAAGATTGTTTTAGACTTACCTATTAACAGTAATTCGATAACTCAGGAATGGAAAGAGTTTAGTATTACTGGAACTACTCCAACATTTAGCCCACAAGCATACCATCCTTGGATACAATTTAGGGCTCAAGATGGGATACTTGGGGAAATAGAAATGAGCTATGACATCAAAATCGAAGAAGGCTCAACAGCTACACCATTCCAACCTAACTTATTAGCAGAACCTTATAACATGTGCCCCGAGTATCCTAACGAGAACATTGTCAATCCTACAGTTAAGTTCCCAATTAAAACATCAAATAATCCTATTTCTGGTTTTGATATTTCAGAAGAATTAATAATAGGTGAAACTTATACGGTATCTTTAAAAGGGACTAAGCCAGCTAATAAAGAATTCCACTTATACTACGGAGATGCAAATTACCAGCAG